CAAGAAGACCACCTATCAATTTCAGCAAGGAGTAGCAAATGAGTGTAGAAATCGATCCAAGCAAGAACTACTGCTGGAAAGATCTTGATCTATCCGCAAAGTATGCCGAACTTAATACACTTCGGAAAATAGCCAACGACGTGGACTTAGTCCACAGTAGACAGCTTATTCTAGAGTTAATCCAGAACCGCATCCAAAGCATAATGATCACGCTCTACCATCTGGAATTCAACCCAGTCGGCATCTGCCACAGTTGTGAAACAAAATCAGCTGAAAGTGCTATTGATTAAGGTGTTTGGGCGACTCTCCTAGTATGCCGCTGGTCGCGGCGTTCGAAAAGGAAGCTGTATCCATCAATCCGGCGTAAGCCAAATTAAGTGGAGGTAGGCATGATTCTTCATTCCTTTATCGAGCTGTCTAGATTCGCGGATTCATTAAACGTTCCCAGGGAGATCGGTGTACCTTTCGCCGAGCGAGTCAGCAAGCTCTACCATGACAATGGTGTTGCTTGGACGGTCCAGTACCTAAAGACTGTCTATACTGATTTCGTCCGCTTTCGGGCGGGTCTCTCTCCTGTGGGCACATGGTATAAGAAGGCAAAACACAGCAATTTACCAGCTGGTGCTTTCAAACCACTCTTCAGAATGGGTTTATCCCAGAAGACATCCTTTGCAGCAACTCAACTTCTGAGGTGCTACACGGCAGCAATATCGCCGACTCTTCGTCCAGAACAATGGAAAAAGTTTGAGGATGGTGTAACCGCAAATCCTATCGAGTTACCAGAATCGATAGTGAAGGTAGTACTTACCTCTGCAATGAAACTAAAACTTTGCATAAGAGTTGGGAATCCATCCCCATACTTTACTTACAGCCCGTCTGATTCAAAACGGGTTCCTGATGTAAGTGGTAAGTCTGTGTCTGAAAGTGAAGGTTGGCAGAATCAACATCGTCTATCTAAGACGAAGGTGGGCGCTTTTATGCTCGCCAAGTACCAACCGTTGTTCTCACTTGTGTTGCCCCACAACCTAGACCATCAGGTTGATGAGAGTCTTCCAAACGTTGTCGGGAAGATAGGCTTGATTCAAGAGCCTGGTTTCAAACTTCGGGCAGTAGCTAACCCGAACCGTGTGTATCAGCACGCATTGAAACCTCTTAGTGACGAGTTATACGGATTGCTCCGTTCGTTACCATGGGATTGCACACATCAGCAGGAAAAAGCAATACCTGCTATTCAGAAACGCCTTCAGCAGCAAGACAATGTGTTTTGTGTCGACTTAACAGGTGCTACAGATTATTTTCCTCTGGAGCTTCAGGCTGTACTGTTAAGAAACATTGTCAAAGAAGATGCGTTAAATAGTCTTGGTCTGTTTCTAGACCTCTCCAGATGTTCTTGGGGGATCCCTAACCAGGATATGACCATACGGTGGACCAAGGGACAACCTCTTGGTTTAAAACCATCGTTCGCATCATTCGCTCTCACGCATGGTTTACTACTTCATGCTCTCAATGGACATCGCCATGACGATATGTTTTTCGTTTTAGGCGACGATGTTGTCATCCTTGAGGAGAGTTTGTACCAGAGATATCTCAAATGTTTAGAGTATCTATCTTGTCCTATATCACCATCTAAATCGATCGTTTCCAATCGGTTAGCAGAATTTGGTGGTAAGCTCATCACTATGACTGGTGTTGAGTCACAATTAAAGTGGAGACAAGTGTCCGACGACAATTTCCTTGATGTTTTAAGGAACTTAGGACCTGGTGCGGAAAGTCTACTGCGAACAGACCAGCGTGAGCTGGCTCGAAAAATAGCTTTTATCCCTGATTTTTTAGGGGGTCTGGGTTGGAATCCAGACGGGCTACCATTAGAAAAGAGGATCCAGATGTATTTGGACCTTCAATCTGTTAATCGCAGTGCATATCTTATGAGCTTATCGAGAAAAATGAGTCAGTACTTCTATGACTCAGAAGGCATTCCTCCGGAACTTTGGAAGGATACATTCTCTCGCTCCCTCGACCAGAGGGTGGCTCTTCACGTTTTAAATCACCTTCGATTTTCTGAAGTGTGGGTTGATGCGCTTGGTGTAAACCTGCGCACGGTTGCCCCAGATGTGGGGTTGCCGCTCGTGAATAGTTTGCAACGGACTACTTTGCTGCAACGTTTAACCGCGATGTTCCGACAGTAAACGATAAAGG